ATTGAAGTTCAATCAGAAATATTTTATCAAGATAACGCAAATACTATCAAGATAAATTATAGCATTTTGAAAAATGGAGTTAAGACAAAACATGAAGATGTTTTTTATCTTAAAAATGGAACCCTTGCTTTATGGCTTTTTGAAAAATCGTTTCTTGATTGGCATAAATCAGAAATTGATGAAAGAAAAGGAACATCAGAAAGTTTTGGTACATACAGATATCCTTACTATATGGCTGAAATTTGTAATTCTTATAATATAATCAAACTATACATTGAAACCGAATTACTAAAATGACAACAGACTTACTTTTTGTAATCGAAGGTACTAAGTTACCGCACCGAACCGAACTAAAGTTCAATGATAGAATTGTTGATATTACAAAATCACAATCTTTTATTCGATATGCTGAAGAATTTGATTGGGGCTATTGTGGTTCACAACCGGCACAATCTGCATTAGCAATAATTTTAGAAGCTGGAATTTCCTTCAATGATGCTGCATACTTACATGAAGATTTTGTAAAAAGTATCATTGCAAAAATTCCCCGTGAATCAGATTTTCGCGCTACTGTCATGGTAATGATTATGAGTAATAAAATTATTACCTCTCATATCAATATTATAGAGAAGCCTCAAACAAGAATGGTAGATTCTAACTTTAAAACTCTTATTCCTGGACTTGCGCCAAAGTGCGAAAGCGAACAGGGAAAGCCAGTAGTAGTTCAAAATTACGATTGGCTTAGAGAGTTAATAAATAAAGATATCGATAGGAATTAAAGATTACGTGTTACAATTGTTTGGCAAGGGCGAAAAAAAATATCTTTTTGTCCTTGCTTTTTTGTATAACTTATGTTATATTTGTTATATCAATTAAAACAAAATACGTATGAAAAAGCCAAAATATAATATTCTATCTCCAGATGGTTTTCCAATAGATAGAGAGAAGAAATATAATTCTCCAGAAAAAGCTAAAGAGGCTTTTAACGAATGGAAAAATAGATTTCAATCACAAGGTTATTATTCCAGTAATAACGGACGAATTCCCCTTTCTGAATTAGAAGAACATTGCACATTAGTAGAATTATAAAAAAACCAAACACGTACCAAAATGAACGAATCAAGAAAAGTAATAACCAGAGAAGAATTCATGGCTTATTTCAGAAGCGAAGAAATGAATGAAGAATTAACCGTTTCTGATAGGCACGAAATATTTAGCGGAATAATGCTTGGAAGTTCCGATTTAACAGCTGAAGTAATTAATGATGTTTGTTCCCGTTACGATTCCGGAACTACTGCTATAGATGATTTGGATTCATTTTTAGAAACACATTATCGTATTTCTGAAATACTCGCTTGGGAAAATAATTTGGATAAGCCTTGCGAATTAATAGAAGAAACACAAGCCAAAGAAGGAATGTATGGTATTTATCAACTCGCAAAAGAATATACTATTGATTTTCAACAATTGCATAAGAATAGAGAGTGGGACGGTGAATTTTTAGATGTTGTTGATGATTTCATGAAAGAAAAACTTTACCCATTGGGAGTTGATTGGATGCAAGAATTGTTTAACGAAATAGAAGAAGCGCCAACGCTTGAAACATTGAAATTATGGTCTAATCTTACCCAGAAACAAAAGGATGAATTCATAGATTATAATCTGGAAACATATTCTGATTTCTCATTTATGAGTGATTGGCAAGACGGTGTACCACCAACACGGGAAGAAATTATTGCACAGTTAAACGCATTATTTGAAACAATAAATGGAGAAACTAACGGATAATTCTTTGATGCCTTTCGGCAAATATAAAGGGCAAAAAATGGCCAATGTACCAGCGTCTTATCTTCTTTGGTTAAAGAACAATGATTGTAAAGATCAAAAGGTACTTGATTACATAGAAGATAATATGGACCAATTAAGACAGGAACACGGAAATTTTGATATTAAATTAAGATAGTATGTTTATCAATCACAAAACATTTTACGGAATAGATGAACCGGAAATAAGTCATTTGCGCAAACACATTATTCCAGTTTGGAAAGAAGATAAAGAAATTAATCCTATGCTTCTAAGCATGGCACAATATTTAATTGGTGCTGGATTCAATGGAGAATTCAGAGGCGAAAATGAAGATATTGCTTTTTGTAGAGATATACCGAAATACATTTTCACTAAAACAACAAATGAAATAATTTCCAAAATAAACATTACTGGAAAAACAATTTCAATGATTGAAGAAGTTGATACTTCTACCAATATAGAATATGCCCCGGATGTATTTGCTCACATCTCTTTCAATCGTGAATTCTATCGATACATGATTGTAGCATCTAATATTTATGTTGTGCATTGTTATTTGTATGATAACAATGGAATTGATAATGTAGGTTATTCGGTATGGCATATTGGTCTTGGTGGAAAGCCAGAGGATTATAAAGTTGAAAATTGGGAACCGTATTGTATTCGATTCTTACAAATATTAATGTTTCTGAAGTATACCGAACCAGAAGTAAAAGTTATTCCTTCAGGTAAAAAAGTAGGTACAAAGAAAAACGGATACTATAATTTAACGCGCAATGATGTACAGGTTGTAGATTCTTCCTGGAATACTACTGTAGTACGTTCAGAAGGTTTTAGTGTTGATGGTCATTTAAGGCTTCAACCTTTTGGAGAAGGACGTAAGAAACGAAAATTAATATGGATAGAACCATTTGCCAAATCTGGTTATGTTCGCAACGCTAAATCAACAATATGAATCCAGAAACATTAGAACGCGCTACAAAGGTAGTAGCAATGATTCACGCGCTACAGGAGGAAATAGATTTACTCTCCAAAGATAAAATGGTTTTCCGAAATGAAATTAAATATAGAGGTAGATTATTCAGCCAAGAACTACAGAAGTTTATTTATGATTTCTACAAAGCAATGAACGCTGAAGAAAATTCTACTGAAGCCGAAATGCATTATTACCAACACATAAAAGTAATTGAAGAGTTATTGCGCCAATATTTTTCTGGAGAAATACAAGTTATAGATGATCCGATGGAAAACGCAAAACAATTTGATTCTCCAGACCAATTAAATGTTTGATTATGCCAAAGAAAAACGAACCATATTTTAATATCAACTCCTTTATTCTTTCTCTTAAAGAATTCAAAGAATCAAAGGGACCAAAATATAATTGGAATGATGTTGTATTTGATTCTGGAGTAAGCAGCCGAATAATAAAATCTACACTCGAGGGAAATATTCCAGGACTTTTGAATATTATAAAGCTGTGCAATTGGATGGGAGAAAATATCTATGATTTTATAGAATATACTAATGATAAGACCTTTAATCCAATATCAATTAAATAATACCCTAAAATGGTTTGTATTAAACTAAATATTGTATATTTGTATCAATGAAAAAAAGAAACTCGATACCAAATAAAGAAGATATAGTAAGTGATGTTTGCGATACATTGCGGAAAAATTTGCGCTTCTTCCGAAGGCTAAATAATTATACTCAGCAAGATTTAGGAAGAATTTTAAAATGTAATTATCAATTAGTAGGGCATCATGAAACGGGATATTGTAGGCCAACAATTGAAATTTTAATTCAATTGTCAAAACTATATGGAGTTTCTATTGATGATTTAATTCTGAAGGATTTAACGTCCAGAAAATATTGATTGATTAATTAATATGGCTAAAGAATCAAAGCAAGAATTGAAATACGGACAATGCATGATGCGAGAACTTCCTCTTTCAAAAAAAATGCTTTGTATGTATATAGTTTCAAAGAATCCTGAAGATGAAGTCCAAGTAAAATTAGCTTACAAGTTACCGTATAAAATAGGTGATGCGCACAAGTTCGTTAACTATGATTATCTAAAAAAACATTGGTTCAAAGCTGAAGTAGGAATGCAACTTTCGATGATGCAAAAAAAGCCGGTTATCGATATTAAAAAATACACACCGAAAAAATGAATTTAGGATTTTATACAAAGTTTCCATGGGGTGAACCAACGTTCTTTTATGAAAGAATAATTCACGATGGTGGTTTTATTGGACCATTTGATGAATGGCCAGACAAAGAACCATTCAATAAGATTCATACTCTTAGACGTAACGAACGATGGAAAGGAGGCATGAGTATACAAATGGCTACTGGTATTCGTTCAAAGAATTACAAGCGTATAAATAAGTATCAATTTACTACTTGTACCGGTGTACAATCGATAGAAATAAAACGTTCTTATGGTGCGCCAACTCCAGATATTTGGATTGATGGAATTAAAGTTGAAAAATCAGCGCATGAATCAATAGCAATGAATGATGGTTTTCCTTCTCTACAAAAATTTTATAGATTCTTCTCCAAGGGATTCAAAGGACAAATAATTCATTGGACAGAATTTAGATATACGTTTTCAGAATATTCAAAAAAAGAAAAAGAAGATGAAACAGGACATAGTTAATTGTATAAAAGACCTTGTATCAAACTTCCTTATAAAACGAAAAAATCAAGTCGTAAAATTTCAGAGGTGTTTTTAATAGAAATGGGAAAAAATATAGCAAGAGGAATTGATAATTATGCAATTTATATTCATAAATCGCATAACTCAGAAATAGCTGATAAATATTATTCTGGTTGTATACTTTTATGATTGAAGGATTTGAAGATGAAACCCAACCATTAACAGCTGATGAAGATACGGCAGCTGTTTTACTTGGAAGATATTTCCATAAATACTATGTTGGCGAAAATAACGCTGTCACTTCTCACAGAATAATTTCCGGATTCAAAGAAATTCACAACATAAAACTTTCTGGTGCCAGGGTAAGAAAAATAATCAATCACTTACGAAGGAATCATATTCCAATGTTAGTAGCTTCTTCAAAGGGCTATTATATCGAAAATGACAGGGAAAAGGTAAAAGTATACATTGAATCATTAAAAGGCCGTATAAACGCTATAAATGCAGTAATTTCAGCTATAGAAAGCAATATATATAGTGTTCAACCTCAAATAGTTATAGATTTAATAGAAAATAATTCAAATAGTCCTTGCTAATACGTGTTATATATGTTATATTTGTTACATAATAAAACACGTACCAAAATGACAACAGAAACAAAAACCGCCCCAATCAAAGCAGATGTTAGAAAAACTACACATTTGTTAAAAAAAGAACTTAAAAGAAGATTCGGAATAACTGCTTCAGTTAGAACAGAATCTTATTCTGGAGGTTCTTCAATCAACATAAGCTATACTTTTGGAGCCTATGAAAAAGAAGTAGAATCGTTTTGCAGTAATTTGCAATACGGCAACTTTAACAGCATGGAGGATATTTATGAGTATAATAAATCTGAATCGCTTGTTATTGAAGGTTACGAATTGGAACAGTTTAAATATGTATTTGTAAAACAAGAAATTCCTTCTTCTTTCAAATATCAATTGGCTAAAATGATTTCTGATACAATCAAATTTACTGATGTTCCAGAAATCACTTCTGAAGAAGATTACAACAACGATTTCAAAACAATGTTGTTTAGCGCTTGGAACTGGACTCATAAACTTTTCAGAGTTAAAAATTTTGTTACTCAGGATGAAAGTAAAATTGTTTTAAAGTCTGTTAATTGGTCAGAAACAAATAATTTTACTGTATATTTCATCTATGAAGTTGACGGCAAAGAGTATAGTACTGAAACCTCAATTGAAAAAAAATAGTCATGGCAGATTTAAAAAATTTCTCCGATGAAGAACTAATTAGTGAATTGCGTAACAGACGTTACGCATTCACTACCTGGGAAATAGAAGATGTTACATTTATTCTTGACGACTTGAAAGAAGAGTGTTATGATTTTGATGGTCTTGATTTAACAGATCAAGAAAAATATAATCTTCTGGTTCCAATCGTTCAGGACTTTGATAAAAGCGAAGTAAAAAATTTTATTGAAGATGCAATAATTGAATTATTAAACAAAAAAAAACAATCTCTATAATTATGAAAAAGGTAATATTCTCAATTCTATTAGTGCTTTCAATAGCACTTAATTCTATCGCTCAATTAACATTCTATCCAGAGGACCCAATGATGGACCCACCTACAGCCGAATGTATAACGAATCCTTATTTCTGGTTTAATAACCCAGAAGGAAGTACTACGAAGTGCATCAATGAAGCATTCACAAGAAACGCACTCTTTAACGATCCGGATAATCTTGGACAAATATATTGGGTAAACGGTATTACAAATCAGGTAATAAATACAGGCCAAACATTGAATTGTAGCGGTCTTACTCAAACAACTGTTATTCATTGCGAATATAGGATTCCAACCGGTTATACTTGCTCTGGGAAGTATGTAGTTGATTATACGGTAAACATTCAAAATTGCACTACTCCAATTGATGAATCGATTGTAAAAACGGATATATCTTTTGTTAAGATATCAGAAACAGAATATAAAATTTTGACCGATGGCACAGAAGGAAGTATTAGGTTGATTGATTCAAAAGGTGCTGTAAGCGTTTATATGACTATTCAATCAAGTGGAAAAGAATATATTTTGGTTGAAAACATTCCTGGAGTTTACATTGCGCAAATAGAATATAATGGTAAATTTAAAACTGTTAAATTAGTATTTTAAAAAATTGAACAGGTGGCGAAAGTGGTAACCGCTAACAACAAATGTTGTAGGTAAATAGAGAGTAAGGTAAGACGTTACCAGAAATTGTTCCCTTATAGGTTCGATTCCTATTCTGTTCACAATCCTGAGACTGCAAAACAAAGGGAAAACGCCCCAATAGGGAAATCGCAAAGTTGGAACAGATGATTTATTTCATCACCAAAAGTTGGGGCGTTTATTTTAGTAACAATTAAACTATAAATAAATGAAAAGAGGTACGATTAAGTTTTTCAACCAATCAAAAGGATTTGGTTTTATTACAAAAGATAATGGAGAAGAAGTGTTTTTCCATTTCAGCGGATTGAAATACAAAGACCCAAAGCAAGGTGATAAAGTAGAATTCGATGAAGCAGAAGGAAAAAAAGGGCTTAATGCTGTAGATATCAAAAGATATTAATGGGTAGTTTTGAAACAAGTTCCGGGGATCGATTGAGCAAAAGCAAGATTGATCCCCGAATTAAAAAAGCAAAGGACGAATTCAAGGAAGATGCTATATACAATGGTAAATCATATTGTTGGGCTTGTGGTACTACTGGAAAACCTCGTTCAGCTTCTCACATAATAAGCGTTAATGCGTGTCAAAATGATGGTATGGTAGAGTTTGCATGGGATAAAAAAAACCTACAGTTAGAATGCCATGATTGCCATATTCAAACAGAAATAAAAAACTTTTCGCATCATGCGAATTATTTATACAAAAAAGAGTTTATAGAATTATACAAACATTTATTGGAATGCAAGAAAAAGAAATAGCAGAAGAACCAAAGCCAAAAGTTATTTTTGATAAAAATACCAATCGATGCTATGAGTTTTTTGAATTAACCTTCAATAGACAAATCAAAAGGGATTTTCTAAAAAAAGGATATTGCAGAAAGACAATTGATGAAAAAGGAATTTTGGGTATCCTTGTAAATGGCAAAGATAGAATTATTGGAAATGTTCGTTCTTCTATGAAGATTGGGGATTTTTTTGAAGGCCATAGAGTAATGGATGTTAAATTCGATAAATCAAAAATAACCAATCTTGGAAAAGAGGGTTTTATGATAGCATTTATTTATTACTTAGATTGATATGGACAACAAAAAAGCATTTAAGCCTCCCTTTTGGTACAAAAACGTATACGTTGTATATAATACCATCAGAGAATTATACGAATTCCGTGATTGGGATCATAATCCTCATACAGCTAAAACAATCAATGAATCCAAACAAAAAATAGATTCCTTTACGGGGTCGAAGCCAACTAAACGGGACCAGTTGTCCTTTTAGTAGTACGTGTTTCCGGAAAGGGTGGTTCCTTTCCGGTTATTTTTAAATCGATGAAAGCTAAAAAAGACCCTGCAAAAGAACGAATTCTAAGAGAATCTGAAGCCTGTATTGAATTCGGAATTCGATTAACTTCACGAAGTTTCCCCCATATTTTAAATGTAAAATTGACCGAATCGCAAAAAACCGATTTAATAAATTTGCATTCCAATAAAAGATATGTAGATTATTGTGCTAAATTTGAGGAATATTTCCTTATAAACAGAGGCATAAATAATGGAAAACACATATCAGAACCAACTTAACAACGCTTTACTTCAACTACATTCCCAAGAAAAAAGAGAGGTAATACATGATAACGTTGTAAAAAATGATATCAAGGACAGTCAATTTATAACCTCACAACCAGCAAAGTTTTCTCCCATTGCTGGAGTGCGTTCTTCAGAACCAGATAATAATAATTCTGGTTTTATGGGGAAAAACAGCGTACTAACTCCAGATTTTGCATTAAAACATTTTGAAGCACTTGAATACTTTGCCGTACATAATAGGCACATTTCCTACGCTATAGAGAATATTGTTACCCTTGCAAGTACTGAATATGAAATTTCGTTTTCAGATAAAATGCCTTCAGCGCTTCAACAAAAAATGAAGTCACATATAAGGGACCGTGCGGATAATTATTATGAATTTGCCGGTGGACTTACTGTTTTGATAAATGATTTTTTTACTCAATTATCAATATTCGGTGCATTGTCATTTGAAAAAGTGGTTGATAAAAACCTGAAGGGAATTAAAAAAGTAGTTCGCGTTTCTCCTAAATGGATTCGCGCAATATACGATCAATATGAAGATACATATTCCTGGGTACAACAACCGCGTTGGAATACTTCACGCGCTACTTTAGCAGGTTATATTCCATTGAATCCAAATACATATACGTATCTTGGATTGCGTCACGTAAGCGAATCTCCTTATGGTGTTCCTCCTTTTCTTTCTGCTTTGGAAGATATCATTACTGAATATGATATGATTGGAAGTTTCAAAACCATGATGAAAAAAATGGGAATGTTGGGACTTCTTTCTGTTTTAGTAAATGCTCCAGAACAAAGAACAGAAGAAACAGAAGAACAATATTATCAAAGAGTTTCATCATTTCTTAAAACAGAAATTGTTCCAGAGGCTGAAAAGCAAATGGCTAAAGGTGTTGCTGTTGGTATAAAAGGTGGAGTAGAATTTAAGTTAGAAGGCCAGAATATGAATACTGCCGGCGCTGAACAATTGATGAAGATTATCAAATCAATGATTTATGCCGGAATGAAACAAGACCCAAATTTACATGGGGAAAATTATTCTGTTACTGAAACTTTTGGACGTGTTATTCTTTCCAAAATGTCAATGCAAATGCGAAACTATCAACAATTGGTAGCAAAAGCATTGGAAGAAATTTTTATGTTGGACCTTGTTTTAGCTGGATATAATCCTGGTTACATTGAGGTTAAATTTAAAATGCCAAGTATTAGCGATCAATTGAAAGATGAACAGGCCGAACAAATTAAAATCGCAAACGTCTTATCAAAAAGAGATGCTGGTATTATTGATCAAACACAAGCAGCCAATGAATTAGGTTATGATGAACCTGCTGAAAAAGAAGCACCACAACCAGTAGCACCGGTTGCAGCACAACCGAAAATAGATAAGAAAGCAGCTGATACTTCCAATACAAAAGAATTGAATGATTTAATTTTGAAGATGAAAGGTGATTCTTCTCAATACGATTATTCAATTATAAGTGATGGTGAATATTTGACAGCTGAAAAATCATATCCAATTGAAGGAAAAGTTTTCACCTATGAAGGTGCTGATTTGCACGATGATTTTTTAACTAAGCAAGAAAATAAATACAATAAGGAAATTGAAGCTGCATATTCAAAAGCAGTTTCAAAGGCTGTAAGTGCATTGGAAAAAGAATTGAATAATTCAAATAGGCCATACACAGAATCACAAATGACTGATTTGATTTTAGTAAATCTGTATAAGGATTGGGACAAGAATTTTTCCCAGGAGATAGACCCTATTATAAAAAAATATGTTTCTTCTACCTACGAACACTATAGAAAGGATAAAAGTATTTTCAAAAGTACCAAAACTGGAAAATCACAAAATTCATTTTTCACGGCACCGGATGGAATGTTTTCCCTTCCAGATTTTCGTACCGTAGATTATTTGGAAAGGTCAGATGATTTTTATTTAGGTAAATTCATTGCCGATAAAGATACCAGGACAAGAATTATAAAATGGGTAAATGCTTACTACATTGAAAATGGAAATCCAATAGGTAAGGATGAAAATTTAATTACTGAATTCCTAAAAGAATTTAAAGAACTTGCTGACCTTGAATCATATAAGATTAGAAGGATTACCGAAACTACTTTAAACAAGTCCCGTAATTATGCTTCAGTAATGTATATTGAACAGGCAAAGGTAGCCAAGTTTGAAATAGTAGAAGTATCAGATCAAAAAACTTGCGAATGGTGCGCGCACATGAACGGGAAAACCTTTGAGGTTGCTACGGCCGTAAGTTTGATTAAAGAAGTTGTTGCTTCTCCAGTTGAAGATGTTCCGGATAAAACACCGTTTGCTACATCAATAAAAATTGATGATTTTAAAAAACTTGATTCTTCTGAATTGGAAAAATTGGGTATAATGACACCTCCTTATCATGGTCATTGTAGAGGCCGAATAGTTGCCGATATTTAATAATTGGGACAAAATTTCCTTTTAAATAAAAAAGATACATATATTTGTTATCATTAAAAACTCAGGAACATGAAAGTAAAAGGCGAAAAATTTCATTTGACTATTGAAAACCTTGGCGAATCTTTAGCTATTCCAAAGGATAAAGGTCTTGATTCTTCAATAAAAGAACGTTTTGGATTTAGTGAATCTTTCAAGGCAAACGAAATCCAAAGAAAGGTTCAAGGTCAATTAGCTTTTGATTCAAACGGAAATAGTTCTTTAGTACCAAAACCAGAAGATTTTTATTTGTTTCCTTTTCGCCTTATATCGGCTACTACTGTAGGTGCTGGTTCTTGGAAGGCTACAGATTTCAGTGATGAAAATGTCCTAAAAAAAGCAGTCAGTTTAATGAGTGGAAAACCTGCTTATAAGAATCATGATTTGCGAATAGGTTCTGATATTGGAACTATTGGACAATGCCAATTTGTACCAAAGAAAGGGGATATTCCTGCTGGTATTGATGGTCCCTATGTTATCGATTCGGTAATTAATCCAGATTTATGTAGAAAAATGCTTTCTCCAGTTTCTCCTATTCAATCAAGTTCCGTTACGGTAATTTTTGATTGGGAGGCTTCACATGAGTTTGAGAATGAAAATGATTTCTATTGGCATCTTGGGGAAATGATTGATGGTACTATGGTCCGAAGGATAGTAACACAAATTCACGACTTTGTAGAATCATCATTGGTTTATCTTGGCGCGGACCCATACGCAAAGATGAAGGATAAAAACGGAAATTATATCAACATTGATAGATCATCAATTCTTTCCAACTCAAAATTTGATGATGATAAAACGAAGGATATTTACAGCGAGGAAAAAAAATATTTTGTAATAAATTCTTTTGTAAAAGAAAATCTCTTAGATTTGAGAAAAGAATTTATGGGAAAAGAAAATTTTCCTAATGAAAACAACCCACAAAAAATTGACGATATGTTGAAAAAAGAACTTGCTCAATTCCTTGGATGTACTGAAGAAGAAGTAACATTAGACAAATTGAAAACATTGTCTTTTCTTCCAGCTACAGAATTAGAGACTATCAAGAAAAAAGCCGGTGATTTGGAAGCTGTAGTGGTAGAAAAGGAAACCGATATACAAACATTGAATCAAGAATTGACTTCTGTAAAAACAGAAAGAGAATCTTTGAAAGCTATCGGTGAAGTAGGTACTACTTATATTTCCAAATTGAGAGAAGAAGCAAAATCTTCTTATTCAAAAACAGTAATGGGTAAAGTAGATGAAGTAATCATTTTAGAGATTGAAAAATCTTCTGATGTTGCATCTCTCGAAGCAAAAATTAAATTATTCAACGGAAAGTTGATTCAAGATTTTGCTTGTAGTTGTGATTCTTGTGGTTCAAACAAGATTTCATTCCGTTCTTCTGAGCCGGATGATGTAAGCAAAAAAGCACCAATCAGAACAACACACCTTTCAGAACAAGTTTAAATTTCACTATAAAATCATAAAAAAATGGGAACAGGTTCAATTTCTTCTAAAAACCCAACGCTAAGAAAGAATTTTTGCAAAGATGAACTTTCTTTGTCGTTAACAAGTGGATTCGATGGCACCCTATCAGAGGGCCAGGAAGTATATATTTCAGCTAACAACACTGTAACAAAAAGAACATTGGGTTCTCAATTCCCAATTGGTTACGTAAAAGTTGGTGGTGAACTTTCTGATTTGATTTCCGTAATTGTAAATGCATCTTCTGATTTACAAGCTAAAGCAATTGGTGGTACTTTATCCGCTGGTTCGTTTGTAAAACCAAATGGAAATAAAGATGCTGATGGTATCCCAGAATATGTTGCAGCCGTGGAAGGTGATTATGCAATGGGAATAGTTCTTTCAGGTGGTTCTGCAAATGCTGCTATTGTAGTATTATTGCTTGAGGCTCCAGTAATCGTTCCAGGATCTTAATTAGTAATTGATAAATTAAACGTAGATTTAAAAAACTAAATATACTCGTACATGGAAACATTATCATTAGAAAACGTACAGGAACACTTCAAACACCTTAAAGAAAATAAGGTTGGTAGATATGAAGCATCTAAAGTAAGAACAGCACTTGAGGAAAACCTTATTGGTGCTTTTCAAAAACAACTATACGAAACAAGACTTGGGCTTGGTGTCGTAAAAAATAAATTAGGTAAAGAAATTACTGTAGGTCCTAAAGATTTGTCTTTCCATAAAGGAGTAGAATTATTCTTTGGTACAGATATGAAAGGGTTTCTTTCTGCCATTGGAATTGATATGAAAAGAGATACATTCTCTCATATGTCAGAGGTTCTTGGAGGTCCAAGAATGAATAAAATTCAAATGGAAGATGCATTGATTGAATCTTTTGGTTCAAATGGAGTTACATCAACAAAAGATTTTCCAAGTGATTATCGTTTTATCATTCCGGAGGTTTTTGCATCATTGATTCGCGTAGCTTATGAACACGCTTCAATGCACCAAAATTGGATTGCTACAACTCAACCAATGTCTGTTCGTTCTTTAACTATGCCTCGTATTGAAAGAGGGGATGGTAACGTAACAAGAATTGCAGAGGGTGGAAATATTCCAGTTGGTTCAGTTCGTTTCGGTAAGAAAGACGTTAAAGTTTTCAAAGTTGGTACCGGTTTCGTTATTACGGATGAATTGATTTACGAAAGTACTATTGATATGATTGCTCAATTCCTTGTGGAAGTTGGTAATGATATGGCAATTGGTGCTGATGTTGAAGCAATGAGAGTTTTGGTTAGTGGTGAACAGGCTGATGGTTCTGAATCAGCACCGGTTGTAGGTGTTACTACTGCAAACACATTCGATTACAAGGCTATGAAACGAGTATTCACAAGAATGACACGTTTACGTAGACCTGCTGATAGATTGATTTCAAATGAAGAAGATGGAATTGATATCACAGGAATCGATAAATTTGAGGGTGGACAATTCGGAACTAAATTAGCTGATATCAGATCGATTGTTGGTGTTCCAGAAAGATTTGAAATGGATACCCACGTATTGCCAGATAACCAGGTATTGTTCCTTTCTTCTGCAATGGCAATGGCAAAATTGCAATATCGTGGAATGACAATGGAGCGCCAAAGAAATCCGGCTACACAAGAAAACGAACTTTACGTTTCTGACCATGTTGGATTCGCTATTCTTCGTAGAGATGCACGTGTATTGCTTGACAAGTCTATCACTTATGTAGGTCATGAATTCCCTTCATATATGGATATTGACACAAGAATTGCTGAAGAATTCAATTCATAGTTGTAACTTGGGGTTTAATTTTTATATTTGTAAAAATTAAACCCCAAAAAATTTTATATCATGGCACAAATAGTAGGATACTTCAAATTAAACAAGGACAAAAACGCTTCTATCTATTGGGATGAAAAGCAGTCCTTGAAAGAATCAAGAAAAATTGTTGGATACGATCAAATAGCAGCGTTGGAACAAACTCCTGCTTTCCAAAGGGCTAAACTATCAATGATGATTGTAGAGGTTACAAAAGCCGAATACAATGATTATATATCAAAAACTCCAACTATTTCAGTACATAAATCTGAAGATAAGTCTAAACAAATCATTGCTGAAGCATACGAAGAAGCAAAAAAAATTGTTGAATTCGCGAAAACAGAAGCTGAAGAAACAATTATTTCAGCCAAATTAAAAGCTGAAGATGATTCTAAAAAAATCATTCAATCAGCAAAAGATGAAGCTGCGCAAATCATTGCTGAAGCAAACAAACAAAAAAAATAGCCCTCAAAGGTTAAAATTATAGAAGGGGTTTACGCTTGGGTGTATACCCCTTTTTTCTTACACTCTAAAAAAAACATTATGGCACAGGAATTATTTACTTTCAAACAAGGCGAATCAAAACTACTAATTGTAGAAATCCGTGATGCAGAAGATGCAACGGTTGATATGTCAACAGCAAATATTATAAAAGCTGAATTGTATATCAAAGGAAAAGATTCCAATCGTGTTAAATTCGCATTGGACCCAGCAGAAGGGGAAACTGCTTTAGAAATTGGTGATGAAAACTATCTTTTGAAAATTCCAGTTGATAGAGAAGAAAGCAAATTATTGGATGCTGGAGTTTTAATGGTTGATGTTCTGGGAGTATTTCCAAGTACTGTTATGCCAGATGGTGATGAAGCCAAAGAGTTTGCTCCAATAAAAGTAGGACAACTTGGAAAAGGATATTTAAAAGATTCAGAATTATAATATGGCAAATCTTCAACCGATATTAGGTTTAGTAAAAGAAAAACTTCCGTTTCTTAGTGATGGATCAAAAGATTCTCTTATCAACTCTGAAATGATACAAGTAATGTATTATTTACAACCGTATCTTAAAAAAACGGATGAAAAAGTTGAAGAAGAAGATGAATATAAACCATTGGAGAGAATTTTAATTTCTTGGCTTGTATCATATAATTTACTTCAAAACAAATCAATTGAACTTGCTGGAGGAAATTCTTCTACCGGGGAAGAAGTAAATAATTCGTTCTTGAAAAAAGCAAAAGCAGATGTTGTTGAAGCTGAATTTGAACAATTGGACAAGAAAAAAACTGTTACGTTAGCACAAGATACGGAAATAATGGCTGCAAATATGCTTAAACAAGCCTGTGCGGTTTCACGTACATTGGGGATAAATATCAATTTGTGCGCACAGTATAAATATGATATGATTAAACCGTTTTCAATTATTTCCTAATGGCAAAGAAAAGCCTTCTTTCTTCTTCTCAATTGAAACAGATTGAAAGCGCAATTAAAAGCGTTACGGATACTTTCATGCGTTATCCTATAAAATATATCAAACGTTCAACAAGTCTTGATAGATTTCAGGAAAATAGGCAAGAAAGAAAAACACAGGAATATAATTTGGAGGCCCTTGTTGTATTTAATCCTGGACCAGGTGGACTTGGAAAGGATAATCAAAATTCAGATGGTGCTGGTTCTTTCGATGATAGTGATGGATATATTCTTTTTCATATCGATGATTTGAAAGATGTTGGATTAGTCGATGTAAAAGGTAATTTTATAGGAGAATCAAACTCTGATTGGGTTATTTACCAGGAACAAAAATTATTGATAATGGGAAATACCATTGGAGCTCCACTTATTGACAAAAATTTATTGGTAAGATTTACTTTCAAAATAGATATTCTAAATGGGTAACACAAAATTTACATCAACAACCTACGGTGATTGGAAGTCGATTGTAAATAAATTGGAAGGTCTGGATAAAAAAGTTGATGAAGCCATGAATGTTGCATTGGCTCAAACAACATTGAAAGGTGAAAAAATAGCTGTAAAGCATATTGTAAACCAAGATTTGAAATGGAGAAAGTTGAATAAGGCTTATAAGAAAAGGAAAATAGCACTTGGAAAAAGTGAAAAAACATTAATTTCTTCTTCTACCTATCTACAATCAATTACTTCCTTTGTTGCCGGTGGATATGGTTTTGTTGGTGTAAAAAGAGGTGTTTATGCAAAGTCAGAAGAAGGAAAAGAACCTATTGAAGTAGCCAATATTGCATTGATAATGGAATATGGTTCTGAAAAGGCAAACATAAAACCACGTAGGCTTTGGAAACCTACTCTATTAGAATTAAAATCCTGGATACGCGATAGCGGAATATTTGTAAAGGAAATAAAAAAGAAGCTATGACTTTCGATGAAATAGAACGTGCCGTTTTTGAAGTTATCCGGAAAAAAATAGTTTCCCTTGGGTATCTACCAGATATTGCGCTGTATCAACCAACTGATGATGTTGCAGGTTACGAAGCTGCAAAAAAAGCCATTAGAGATTCAGGTAAAAAGATTATTGATATAAAAGGTGTTGGGGACCCAAAGGCCAGGGGAGAATTGGATTATAATTCTATTTTTATTAATCGTGGAGATATTGCAGATGGTTCCCTTGGTTTCAAGTGTACCAATTTTTATGAAAAGATAGTTGAAGGAGAAGAAACATATTTTAATGTTTATGAAAATGCCTCTGGAACCGTTGATATAGAATATCAAATTGGATATATTACGGATGATGTAAATTATGATAGATTGATTCAAAGTATATTATTCAATTCACTACGTAAAAAAAATTATTTTAAGGGAATCAATTCTTTGGGTAACAAAACAACTGAAGGCTTCAATACTCGTTATATAACTACATTGGATAAATCTGGTAAGGATTATATCGAACGTGCTGCCAGATATGACTTCATGGATATAATTTTGGAAGATAGAATTTTCCTTTATAGAACGTCCCAAATTACCGATATTAGTATTGAAAACGTTCCAACAGAAAACATTTAGGCAAAAAATTTATTATTGATATAGAAAAAAGTTATTATTGTAAATAATTTAAAGGCTAAAAAAACGGATTATGTCAACAACATTAACAGGCGCTCCAAAATCAGTAATTGATGTAACAGATGCATCAGTACTAAGTCAACCTTCTCCAAAGGGATATTTTTGTGTGCAAATAGCTACAGAAAGAGGTGAACCAAATAAGCCGATTTTTATTTCTTCGGATATTGAATTCTTCAGAAAACTTGGTTCATACATTGATGGAATGGATGGAGTACATCAAGCAATTAAAATGTTGAAACGAGGCGCGAAGCTGTGGGTTTCACGTGTAGCGCACTACACAAACGTTTCAGATAAATCTACAATCGTAGGAACAAAAGCAGCTGTTACAAAAACGGTAAACACAACATCAGAAACACTTGCAACTGGTACCTTTGTTGTTACTTCTACAGGTGAAGTTGGTGATATCATAGAATTGGTTTCAAACAATGGAAATGAAATTATTTCATTGGGAGAATATGAAATTGATGGACACGGTTCTGGTTCTACCCCGGATACCAACAATGAAGCAGCTACAGGAATTCGTGCTGCAATAAATTTATTGACGGGAACGCATGGTTATTCTGCTTCTGGTTCTGGTGCAAATGTTATTGTTTCGGCTCCTACAGGAACAGGTACTGATGCAAATGCTTATGTACTTGGTTCAAATATTACTGGTACTGCTACAGGTACAGTAACTGGTTTTTCTGGTGGCGTTTCAACAATTGTTTCTGGAAATGCTGGTGTATCTGTTTGGAATGGAAAAGAAATTGGTCCAGGATATGCAGGTTTAGTAATTACTGTTTCAGCTGCAAAATCTGGTACTTCTGGAAAAGTAGATATAAAAACTTCCTTGCCTGGATATACTGAATTAGACGTTACAGTACTTGATGTTTCAAGAACCCCAACAGATGCAGAAATTGCAGCATTGAATTTAAAATTAACATTGTGTGATTTGGTATCCTATACTACTCGTTTACCTTATAGTAGTGCTACTTTAGCAGGTGGAACTTATGATACATCAGCATTAACCGATAACGACTATGTAGGTAATGTTACTGCAAAAACAGGACTATATTCTTTTGATTCAGTAATGAATGCTTCTCGTTTGGCAAACATAGAAAGAAACGTAGCTGCGGTGGATGTTGCATATAATAGTTATGTTGTTGGAAGAAAAAATATGTTGGCTCGTTTAGCTATTCCTAAAGGATTAACATTTGATGAAGCAAAAGCATATAGAGACAATGGATTAATCGATTCTTGGCAGTCCAATTATGTTTTTGGTGATGTTATCTATTATGATCCGCAAGATGTAACCAAAGATAAAACATTGGTTGGTATCGGTGATGTTTGCGGTCTTAGGGCTTCAGTAGATTCTAAATTTGGTGAATGGATTTCAGAAGCAGGTTTAGAGAGAGGTAAAATAGATCAGAATAAAGGTCTTGTTAGAAATCTTGGGGCCGAAACTGCTTCAGGTGTATTTGATACTGTTTATGAAGCTGGTGTGAATGCTGTTATCGTACATGAATCCGGTAGTACTGTTTATTGGGGAAATAGAAGTCTTTTGAAAGACCAAACAAAACTTCTATCCAAACAAAACATTGCCGAATTGATGATTTACATCATAAGAAAAATAAAACCTATTACCGATAAATACGTCTTCAATCCTAATGATCCATTATCATGGAGTGGTTTATATAGGGCTGTTAAACCAGAGATTACATTACTTGAAAATAATCGTGCAATTTATGCCGGTGAAGGAAAAAATTGGTTCTGGATTGGTGATCAAAATGCAGATAGTATTCAGGATGTAACATTCAATACTCCAAATGAAATAAGTGCTGGAAGATATAGAGCAAGATTTGTTTTTATTCCTATTACAGCGATTGAATACATTGGTATTGAAGTAACAAGTACTGATTCTGGAACATTACAGATTGCAGTAGTTCAAGATAATCTTTAATATTTAAATCATTAAAAGATAGCCATATGATTAGCGCAAACATGAGAAAAAACTACGATTTCGTATTGGAAATTGCAGGTATAGACCAATTATTAATTCAAGAATGCACTCTTCCAGATGTTGAGGTTGCTGAAGTAATGCATGGTGCCGGTATCGGAATGCCAGATACTAAAACACCAGGGAAAAAAAAGGTAACTGATTTTACTGTTAAAAAAGTAATGCCAGTAGAAGGTCCAGATAATTGGGTTTGGCCATGGTTGGATTTGGTTCATTCACAACCACGACACATTTCTTCCCGTTATGCAATTCTTAAAATGGTTGCACCTTTAGGCCCTCCAGGTGCTTATAGAACTTTGGCCAGATATGAATTGATAGAACTTTGGCCGAAAAAAGTTACTGGTCTATCCTTTAAAAGAGAAGGAGATGGTGAAAACGTAATGGAAGAAATTGTTTTTTCTTGCACAAATTGTATTAAACTTCCAGAAATCGGAATATAATTTTTGTCTGTCATATTGCAAAAAGAGGGGCTTCGGTCCCTTTTTTTGTTAAATGTTTTTTGCTAATACAAAAATTGATTATCTTGCTCACATAAACTTTATACTATGCGACAAACAAAAGAATTTATTTTATTATCGGGTGTTAAATGTGTTATACAAGAACTTACCGGTAAACATGAAAGAATGTTAACAACAAAAAAATCCGATACCAGAAACGCGTATACGGAAATGTTAACTGATTGTATTCTTTCTCTTGGGGATATTTCTCCAGTTAATCAAAATCATGTTAAAAGAATGCTGGAGGCAGACCGAAAACACGCTTTAATCGAATTACGTCAATTTTCAAATGACTATGACCCAAAATTTAAATTCAGTTATGAATTTGCGCTTACTGGAGGAAAAAGAGAAAAGCATGAATACGAAGTAGATTTTTCCTTTGCGGTAGTTGATGTAGTAAAAAAAGAAGCTGAAGAAGAAGTTGAAGGAGAAACTGAATTGATTGATAAAAAAAATTCAGAAGTAAATTTTGTTGCCAAGCCATATTTTAAAAAATGGAATAGCTATTCAGAAATAGCAAATGATAAAAAACAAACTATCATTCTTCCTAAAAGTGGCGAAACAATAGAATTTTCAATGTTAGATGGTGAAACAACTGAATTGTTTGGACCAAAACATGAAGATGAAATTACATCTCATACGCTAATAAAAATGAGAAATCCCCTTGTTATAAGACAGGATGAAAAGGGAGTAAAAAAGCCAGGTATAAAATTAGAATTGGATAATCTTTCTTTCAAGGATATAAACTTTCTTAGGGAAAAGATTTTGGAATTGGAAGGAAATATTGATACCACTATGGTAATTGCTCACCCAAGTGACCCTTCAAGAACTGCCAGGGTGGATTTAATTAACTTGGCAAGTTTTTTTTTCCCTTCGCTGGTTCTTTAATTCGATTATGGGTTATTTTGGTTCAATCCGGAATGTCTGGATTAATGCTTGAACACTTGGAAAAATTAACCATTGATGAAATTCAGGAACTAAGTGATCAAACAGCCAAATATAAAAAAGAAGAGGCGAAGAGAATGGTAAGCAGCGCGAAACCGTAACAATTTATTTTGTTACGGTTTTTACTTTTGAAAGCGTATAAAGGTTATATTTGTTAAACAAAAAACAAATTATGGTAGGAGCCGGTAGAGAATTAGGTTTTGGTATTTCTGTAGGTTTGGAAAATAATGTTTCCGCACCGGCTCGTGATGCTGCCCGTGCCGTTACTGATTTAGGTAATACCATGCAGGGTGTTAGTGATCAGATAAATGGTATTGCTACAAATATTGATTCCATCATGAAAAAAAACATGGAGGTTATCGATAGGGGAAATTCAATGATGGCTACAGGCGTTGGTTTGATAGGTGCTGGACTTGCTGCATTAGTACCTGTAGGACTTGGGGTTAAATTTGCCGGGGAATTGGAAATGGCCCAAATTGGATTTACTACATTGCTTCATAGTAGTGAATTGGCAGCTTCTACAATAAAACAACTTAGACAGGATGCAGCCGATACACCTTTTGAATTTAATGGTGTTCTTGCTACAAACAGGGCGTTAATTGCAGCTACTGGAAGCGCTGAAGAAGCACGTAAAACCTTCCTTGCATTGGGAAATATTACTTCAGCATTCGGACAAGGTGAAGATGTGATGGTTAGAATGGCCCAAAACTTACAGGGTATAAAATCATCTGGTAGAGCTACCATGATGGATATAAAACAATTTACCAATACTGGTATTCCTCTTTGGGATTTATTATCCGATCATACAGGTGCTACCGTTGCGCAATTGAAGGAGATGGATATCACATTTGAAATGATTACTGGAGCGCTTCAAAAAGCAGGTGGACAAGGTGGTATTTATGGTAATGCAATGAGAGATATGGCCCAAAGTATAAATGGTAAATTCTCTACATTATCAGATGAAATAAAAAATGCATTTGCTGAAATTGGTTTTGCTGTTCTTCCTGTATTGCACCCAATAATTGATTTACTTACAAATATGGCCCGTGCCGTTGGAAAATTAGCTGGTACAAGAATTGGAAAAGTTATCCTTGGAATTACTTTGGCCTTTGCTGGTTTGTTGGTTGTGATGGGAGGTTTATTGGTTGTGATGGGATTCACCACTTCAATGTCCGCGCGATTGTCACAATCATTTATAAGAATGGGATTTTCCGCTGTGGGTGCTGCATTCTCAACAGGTGGATTAGCCGGTGGACTTACTGCTGTAGCTTCAGCAACCTGGGCAGCACTTGCACCAATGTTGCCATATATTGCAGCGCTTGGCGCAATTATAGCGATAGGCTACATACTAATTAATAACATGGGTAAACAGGGTAACGCATGGGAAAAAATGAAATACATGGCAATTGGTACCATGGAAGTTTTTAAAACATGGAATGGTACCGCGTTTCAACTTTCTCAGGAAACACATGATGCACTTGCAAAAAACGGAGTTCTTCCTTATTTCTTAACCTTTTCAACGTATGTAGTTAGAGCAAAGGAATATTTTGATGCATTCTTTTCAAGTACTATGGCAGGTTGGGCAAGTATAGGTGATGCTCTTTCCGGAATAGTAGATATTTTTTCAATCATATTTGAAATAATAGTAGAATTATTTCCTGAATTAGGAAAGGCTACTGAAGGTTTGAATATGTTCAAAATGGCAGGTTATGCAGTAACAGCACCATTTAGATTACTTGCATGGGCCCTTCAGGGAATTGTTTGGGTTTTCAGAGAACTATACACCGCGTTTCAACAAAGTGAAGTTATGATGGGTATTTTAAAGATTGGTTTTTATGCAATGTATTGGCCAATTCTATTGATTGTTGAAGCGTTCAAACTTCTTATCGATGGAATAAATGCTGTAATGGAATCAGAATTTGGGAATATGATTGTTGAAATGATAGCTCCGAGCAAGGAAAATACCAATGGAAAACATAACAAAGGCGTTGTTGAAAGTGAGGGAATTTTAAGTTCTTTTGCCAATTACGGGGACAATGTTAAGGAAGGCACATTTGCGAGTAAGGAAGCAAATAATAAATCAGCTGCCCCTGTTGTATTTGATAAGAGTACTACAAAAACAGAATCTATTCAATCAAATTTATATTTGGATGGTGAATTGATTGCCAAAAAAGTAGAGAAGGTACAAAGGCAAAAAGATGTAAGAAACGATGGCTAATATTGAAAATATACCGGTTTCAACAACCAATAAATCTTTGTATATCGTTAGTCTTAATAATCCAGATGAACGAATGGAAATTCAATTTGTTCCTCAAAAACTTCAAATTGATTCTACCGCAAATCATGCAAAAATTGAAGTTGTTGGGAGAAATAATCCTCTTTATCATTATACTACTGGAGAGGATAATTTAAATCTTATTCTCGACCTTTATGCTGATGATGATGATAAATTGAACGTTATACAACGCGTTAGATGGCTTCAGTCCCTTAGATACAATGATGGAATAAGCAGAAGAAAAAAAAATGTAATGTTAATTTTCGGGGATTTATTTATAAATCAAAATATGACTTGGATTGTAACGAGTGTTTCGGTTTCGTATTCTGATTTTCATGAATTACATAATTTCAGGCCACAACAGGCAATGGTTGATTTAAAATTATCACTTGACCCAGGCGAAAACTTAAAAGAAAGCGATTTCAAATAATGATAAAACTAAGCGAAAACAATCTTTATTCTACCGGAAAGATAATAACTTTCGATGATGGAAGCCAAGAGTTAGATCGAGGTGATTTTTCTATTGTTGGTACTCAGAACGACTTTTATTTAACACCTGGAGAAAATCAAAGGTTGGATAAAATTGCATGGGAACAATACAGCGATTTAGTGCCAAACGCTGCTAAAAGATGGTACGTCATTGCATTGGCAAATGATATAGAAAATCCTTTGGATGAAATAGAATTCATTGGTATTCAAATAGTAATTCCTAATATTCTTGATTTCAAACTTAGAAATTAATGTCAAAGTCTCCATACTATCAAATTAAAATAAAGGATACCGGTGAAGATATCACAAAGTATGTTACCGACTTTGTGCATGAAGATTGTTTGGAGGAAGATGATTTATTGAAATTCAGTTTGAATGATATAAATCAAGATTTCATAGAAAACTCTTCCATTGAAAAAGGCACTACAATACTTTTTCAATATGGATATTTAGGCTATAAAATAACAAATGCAGCATTTGCAGTAGTAAAAAGAATAGAACCAAAATTCGGTGATATCATTCGGCTTTCTATTACGTGTTTGGATAAAGGTTCCAACATGAAAAGAAATGCAAGTTCTAAGATTTGGAAGAATCAAACAGCCTCCCAAATAATAAAAACCATTGTAGAAAGATATTCACTTGAATTAGTAAGCGAACCAACAAAAAAGGTTTATTCATCTATTCCCCAGGGAAACAGAACAGATTTTGAATTTATAAGATATCTTACTGGAATAGAACAATCTGGTTCTTATATTTTCTACATAAAGGAATTCAAGGCTTATTTTGTAAAACGAGATTTGAAAAAAGAACCGGCTATTACTTTTACGTATAGAGATGGTACTGGAAAGGTAATAGCATTTAGTCCTGTAGAATCTGATGAAGGGGATAAAAATGCAAAAACAGAGGCTTCTGTTAGTAGTGTTAACCCGGTTACGGGTGAAACCATAAACGCTACAGCATCACCAGATAAATTAGCAGAAGGAGAAGGATTCATGGGTAATGCTGCCGGTGAATTACTTGAAATAAAAAATACCGATACCTCAAATACTACTGGACAAAATATTCCTTTTCCAGCAAGAACACAAGAGGACGCGGTTAATGTTGTTAATGCTGAAAATAAAAAGGCTTCTTTAAAATCAATGACGGCTTCTTTGGTTATCGAAGGAGACACATTAATAAAGTCTGGAGATTTAATTTCAATTGCAGGTGTTCCTTCTCGTTATGCAGGTGTTTGGAGGGTTATAAAAGTTACTCATACAATAAATGGAGGTGGTTATATTTCTACTTTGGAATTAGATAGAAATATTCCTACTGCAAAAACAAAGGCTTCTGATATCAATAAAAAGGTTGGTCCAAAACAGGGAGAAGAAACCAAAAAGGTTTATAATTACGATAAAAATGGTAATAGAATTGACGGGGGAGCGTCTGGAGATTATTAATGTTAACAGAATTCAAACTACTTCTTAAACAATGGGGCCTTGAATATTTCAAACGATATTATTCAAGCTATCGAGGATTTGTAGTTGATAATAATGATCCAGAATTTAATTGTCGATTAAAAATAACTTGTCCGGCCGTGTTTGGAAAAGAAACATTTGATGAATGGGTTTATCCAAAAGGAATTCCTTCAGGTAAGAATTTTGGATTCTTTGCACCTCCTTCAATAGGTGATATGATTTGGGTTTCTTTTGAAAATGGGGACCCTGCATTCCCTATTTGGGAATATGGCCATTGGACCCAAGCGCATAAAACACCTGGGACAAATAATAAAATTTTTGTTTTCCAAACTCCAGAGAAACAAAGAATAGAGTTTGATGATGAAAAAGGACTTGTTAAAATCACATCAAAGGATGGTTATTATGTTGAAATTTCAAAGGATGGATTCAGATTCCAGAAAGACAATATAGATATGAGAACCTTAACAGATAGTCTTTTTGATGCATTCAAGAACACAAAAACAGCTACAAGTTTAGGTCCTCAACCATTCATTAATATTGCTGAATACGAAGCGTTAAAAGTAAAATTTCAAAAATTATTCTATTAGCATGGCACTTGATACACAAGGATTGGAAACTGATATTAAAAGTTTCCTCGATCAGATAGAAAGTATGTGTAAGGAAGAAGGCTCTACCCCGGAGGCTGTAAAACAGCAGTTTGCAAAAAAGTTGGCAAGTGCAATAGAGAAATTTGTGAAAACAGGAAAAGTTGAGTCTGGAATAAAATTACAAGCTGGTATTTATACAGGCGCAACCACTGAAGAAGGAACCATAATTTAAATTTATTTCATATCTTTGAAACATGGCACAAGCAGAATCTTTTCTTGGAAACGGACTAAAATATCCTGTAGAGGTTAATCAATTCGGTAGAATTAAAACTGTTTTTGGTAGAGAGTTAATCCCTCAATCCATAGAAAATATATTACAAACGCCTTTGGGTTCGCGTTATTTTTTACCTGAATATGGTAGCAAATTGCATAAATTATTGTTTGAACCCAATGATATAATATTCAAAAATCTATCGATTCTTTATATAAAAGAACCATTAGCAATTTGGGAAAAAAGAATAAAAGTATTGAGCGTGGACGTAGATACAAGTGAAAGGACTATTTCAAAAAACTTGATTACGTTTGAAGTATTACAAAGCAATGAAATAGATAGTTTCATATATCCATTTTATAGAAAACTAATATACTAATATGGCTGGATTAAAAAACCCTTGGATTGGATATATTGAAAGAAGCTACGAACAGGCAAAGAAAGCCATTTTCGATAAAATGCCATATCGTATTCCAGAAATTACCGATCATACAGAAAACGATATTTTTGTAAAGATGATTTCTATATGGTGCGGTATTCTTGAACAATTGAATTATTATATCGATTCACGAGCAAGAGAAATTTTCCTTTCTACACTAAGAAGATTTTCTTCAGCTGTGAAACAGGCAAAAAGTGCTGACTATAGAGTAAAAGGAACAAATTCCGCTTCTGTAGATTTGACTTTTTATATTAATGCCCCAACAACTGATGATATAATAATTCCAATAGGAACTGAAGTAAAAACAAAAGAAGGAATTCAATATTTTACTACTGAAATAGGAACAATTACAATTGGAAATTTACAGGTAATAATACCTGCTTCACAACAAATATTAAAATCAAATATTGATCTTGGAACTACAACAAATCAAAAGTCACAAGTTTTTGAGATGGAGGAAGATGTTGTAGATTCTTCTATTCAAATAACTATCAATGGTGAAAACTATACACCTGTAGAATCTCTATCATTTACAGAATCTACCGATAAGGTATTTTTTGCTTCTATAAATGAGGATGCAAAAATGACAATTGAATTTGGTGATGATGTGAATGGAATGATTCCAGAAAATCCTTATTCAGTTGTAGCAACATATTACACTTCTTCCGGAGCGCTTGGAAATGTAGGTCCTGGAAACATTACAGAATTGGTTTCTTCTATTACTGTTCCTTCCGGAATTATATTACTTGTAAATAACGTTTATGATGCATCTGGAGGCGTTAGTATTGAATCAACAGAGGATTTACAACGTAGAATTCCAAAATCAACCAGGACTAATTTAAGGGCTGTTACTGACCAAGATTATATCGATACGGCTGAACTTGTAAATGGAGTTGCAAAAGCAGGTGTTCAATATGAATGTAAAAATCCAATGTACGTTTATATTGTTCCTAATGGTGGAGGTGAAGCCAGTAGCACACTAAAGAAACGAGTTGAAAATTATTTTGAAGATAAGAGAATAAATACGGTAAAAGTGGTTGCGCGTTCTGCCGGTGATGTAAGAATTTTATTTGAAATAGATGTTGCTATTTTAAGGAATGCAAATAGACTTCAAACAGTAAGTCTTGTTGTAGAAAATATTACTTCTTTTCTTTCTGCTGAAAACCAGAAAATAAAAGGTACTGTAAATATTGGTGATATATATGAAGTAGTTGAAAATACAATTGGTGTTGATTATAGTGAAATCAAAAAAATGACAACACAATCAAGCGCAATAGCTGTAGATGATGCACCGCAATTGGTTTGGAATAGAGAAACATTAACTGGTTCTACTACTACGGTAAACTGGAAGATAATTATTATTTCTTCTACTGAATTTCATTTATACAAGGAAAATCAATTCCTTGGAATATTTGATATTGGAGTTGAAGTGGTTCAAACAGAAATAAAATTTACTGTAATCGATGATTCATATTCAGTAGATGATACATGGACTTTCATTACCTACAAATATTTTGGGTCTGTAAGCATTCTTGATATGTCCATACCAACAAGTGATTCATCAAACATTGTAATTAATTCAAGCGGAGGTATATAAGATGTTTTTATTAAAGAACACTATATTCAAACTTTTTGGGGAAAATGATAAAGTCAGGGACAAGTATAAAGACGTGTCCGGAAAAGGAATTCTTCAGCGCTATAATGAATTATTAGCAGAAGAAGCCGATAATTATTCATTGCCTGGAATATCTCTTTTGATTGATAATACAATTGTACCTAATACGATTCTTGAAAAATTTATTCCTTATGCAGAAAATAATATTGGCGCACCTTTTATTATTGAAGATTTTGATATTAGAAGGAAGTTTTTAAGGTTTTTGAAACGTATTTATAGGATAAAATCAACAATTCCTTCTTATGAAATAATGTTTCGTATTCTTGGATTTGATGTTGATTATTACATAACAACATCAATGTCATTATCCGAAGGAAATTATTTTCTTGTTGTTGATTCAAACAATAAATTGGAAGATTCTGGTACCGTAACTATAAATGATGGAATAGATGATATAGAATTAATTGTTGGGGATAAATATTATGTTGATAATGCAATAACTACTTCCGTTTCTTTTACTTCCGGGGCTAAATTAAAACGCCAAATAGTACATGATTTCTATGATAGCAATTATAGTTTTGACCAAAATAATATTGTTGGAGGTGGAACAGAACTAATAAATACAAAGTTTGATGATCCGGCAAGAACGTTTGATATGAATTGTGAAGGCTGTTCTCAATATGATATAAGACTATATGGGGAATTTAATTTGGATGTAAACCTTCATAGTGCTATTTTTAGGGTAATAGAATTTCTTGAACCAGTTCATGCAGAATTGCTGAAGGTTTATTACAATGATATTTTAATTTTAGCGCCTCAATCAATAAGCATTTGGATTGATGAAAACGGGGATTTAAATTATAATAATTCGGCTGTTCCTGATGTTACAGTCACATTAACAGAAGATGGTAATTTAATAATTGTTACCTCTTCTTCCGGAACTTATTCAATAAATGAAAACGGGGATTTAATCTTCACGATATAATGGCAACTGAATATAATCTTGGTAATGTTGTAGGTCTTTTACGGGGAGATGAACCGGAAAAAACCTACATTATTTGGTCCAAACCTGTAGATATTTTGGATCCAAATATTACTATTCCTCATTATTATGATGGATTAGTAGGTCAATGGGTGCCATTAAGCGCTGCAAAAGATTTTTTTCTTCCTCCTGTAATTGATTATGATCAAAATACTCCACCAGTTTCACCAACATTAGGGGATACATATTTACTTGGCTCTACCCCTACCGGTGAATGGTCAGGAAAGGCATATTATCAAGCAACTTGGTATGGTGGTGTATGGTCTTATATTTCTCCAAGAAGCGGGGCAAAAACAAGTTTATTGGGAAGTGCCTCTACATTCATAACATATAATGGAAGTGCCTGGGTTACTACAGATACCGGTTCTGATTTAGGTCCAGGAACAGAAGGACAAACTATTCAACATAGAAGTGGTGTATGGACAAAATCTACTACAATAACAGATATTGTTGGTACTATAAGTATAGATTATGATAATAGATATCTTAAGGATTCTTCAGGTAATAATTCTGTTTATTATCAAAACAGAGAACTGATAGATGAAAACGCTTATGCTACACTTGATTGGAATAATCAAAGACTTAAATCTACAGCTGATGAATTAGTTTCCATTGATTGGTATAATAAAGTAATGTATGATGCCGATGAAATTAATTCTATATCATGGGATGATAGATTTATGAGAGATAGTACCAATCAAGATTCTATTGATTGGGAAAACAGATTTCTATATGATCCTTCTGGAACAACAGCTTTAAAATGGATAGATAGAAAATTATTTAATAGTGATGGAAACGTTGTAGTTTATTGGAATTCTTATTCAATGATAGATTCTTTATCAACACAATCTGTTGATTGGGATTCAAGAATTCTATATAATTCTGATGGATTCTTAACAGTTGCCTGGAACGATTATCAATTAAGAGATTCTACTGATGTTACCACTGTTGATTGGGGGGGTAAAATATTGGCAGCTACGGTAATTTCAATAGATTGGGATAATAGAATAATGTATGATGCATCTGGGGTTTTTTCTCTACAATGGGAGAATCGTTGTTTATATAATGATGCTGAAAATATAATGGTTTATTGGAATGATGGTATTCTTAATGATCCTAATAA